TAATATAAGTTCTCTTTTTGTTTTAACTAACTAACTTCAGTTGTTCTTGACTCACCTAAAAACTGTTCTTTAAACGCCTCAGCATCAGCTGATGTCTCAAACATGAAAGTATAAATGTTAGATTCCATATCAAATGAATGGGTGTAACTTTTTTCTTCCACTTCAGTTTCAAGGTAAGCAAAGCATTCTTCTTCAAGTGTGGCCGCAACCTTCACTCTAAAAACCTGCTTAGTCAACCAAGTTAGTCTGTATTCTGTTATTTCTTGTGTCATAATATTTTACCGTTGGAGTATACGGGGTCCATAAGGAACCCCGTTTTATGTTCTCTCCCTTTATTTATTAAGCTACCGCAACTCTTCCATATGATACAGGAGTTCGTACTTCCTTAGTCATATGATTTTCCTTTGCAATAATGTAATCTTTAACGAGCCCTGATCTTACAATATCATCAACACCAAATTTAACGATGCTGAATAAATTTATTCGATCTAAGACTTTCACGAATTGGGCTAAGCCTGATATATCATTCTTGTGTCTATTGGTAGCCAAGTCGTCTTGAGCTGTGTCTCCACAGAAAAAGATTTTGCTTGTCTCACCGACTCTTGTAATGATACTGTCAAGTTCGTGATACGTCATTGACTGACATTCATCGACTATAATAATCGAATTATCAAATGTCAATCCTCTCACAAAAGATGAAGTCATAAATCTTACTTGGTTTTTTTGCTTTAAGATATCCCAAGCATCTCCTCTACCAAATAAATCATTGGCAATATCGGCATAGGGTGTAGCGTAGACTGCTTCTTTTTGAGCTTGAGTGCCAGGCATAAAACCTTGCTCTCTTGTCTGAACTGCTGAACGTACGATAACAACTTGATCGTACTCATCCTTTGATAAAACATCATTAAGTGCTAAATACATAGCACACATTGTTTTACCGGTGCCTGCCGTACCAACTGCACAGATATTATAGCCTTGTTTATAATCATCAAACAAATCAGCTTGTGTATCTGTTATTGGGTGAATGGGTCTCATGGAAAACTTAGAATCCATTGTACCATTCTTTATTTTTCGAGCGAGTCTTTTCCTCTCCTTTTGTGATTCACGACGTGGTTTGGACATATAGAACCTCCTTTGAATGCAGATCGTAGACTATTTCCAGTCATTGATCTTATTTCCAGTATAGCTTTTATTAGATTTCATTGACGAAAGTATATCACGAAAACCTTGATCTGGTTTCATTCGACCAAGGCGCGCGCTCTCAATCACAGGGCGTGGCGCTGAAATTCTTTGCTCTAGGTGGGGGTTTTCTTTGAGGTAATCTGCCTTTGCAGCGATCTTCATAAACTTCTCGAAGTTTTCGCCGGTTTCGGTATTGTAAAATTCGTATGTAGGCATTAATGCATCATCCAATCTATCATGTAATTATTTATTAATTCTAAGTTAGCATCTCATAGATTTCTTTCCAATTTTTTACTTTTGGAATCGAATCATTTTCATAACCAACATTGAATAAGTGTTCTATAAGCACTGATCGTAAGCCGAGATTTAAACCACATTCTGCATTCAGCGGTTTATCTTCAACCCATAAACAACCACTATCCTTATAAGGTAGTAAGCCATCATCTTTATCAGCACCACAATCTAAACAAACTATTTTTTCAAACACAGACGGCCCAAAGAGTTTCTCTAAGTTCTGCTGTCTGAGCTTTCCTGCATAAAAGTCTGTACTCAAACTTGTAATACAGTGGAAAATATAGCCTTCTTCGTGTAACCTTTTAACGTACTTAATAGCATCTCTTAAACCAGGTAGGAATCCAATCCTTGCTGATTCGTTAAACTGCCTTACCAGTACTCTACTTTCGGCTTTAGTAAGGTCAAACATCTCTGCGATGTCATATACGCCTTCTGTAACCACTTCGTAGTTATTCTCAGACATCCATTTGACGAATGAGTATTTCCAATCTAGTAGTACGCCATCGCAATCTACTAGTATTAATTTATCTGTTCTATGATCCATAATATAATTTTTTCCTATTTAATAGTATATTATAACACACTTTAAGTGGTTTGTCAACCTTTATTTAAAATAGCTTTCGATGTCCCAATTTGGTACGTACTGGTCAACCTGGGGCTCACTCGTCCACGTAATTTCCCTGTTATAGGGTTTATATGAGGCACCAGAAAAGTAATCCTCGTAACACACAAGGACACCTGGTACCCTTTTATACATGTCGCTCATGGTCTCATAATTTCCTACAAGTTGTTTTACTAAGGCTTTTGTTTCGACATCAGTCTTGCTGTTTGTGAAATCACGGCAGTTTGGATCAACTGTATTTCGGTACGTCGGTGCATTCATATATGTACCACGATGTACTTGGTGCATTCGTCTTACATATGGATCGCCTAATCCATCTCTTTGATCTACAGCAACATTGGTTGCAAAACCAGTTTTATCGAAAGAGCCACTCAATCTCACTTCCATCCAACTCTTAATCTGAGCCATAAAGTCTCTACGATAAAGATAGTATACTTTATCTGCATTCTTTAATACGGTCTCAAGCTGAAATGAATTGCCTTTGAAATGGCTTGGCATAATTTTATAACAAGCTGGATGCCCTTTGGCTAGTTCAGTATGAATGTTCCATCTGCTATAAATGAGATTTTGATTGTGATTACAAACACCCTGTTTAACTAATTCACCAACACCAGGAATACTTCCAATCTGGTGTGGCTTCTCATGAGAAAACAACTCGCCCTTGTAAGGTAAGTTGTATTCTTCAGATTTTATTAATGTGAATGTTGTAGACGCTGTTCTAAAATTAGTTAAAACAACTACGTTAGACATCATACTTATCTTTGAGCCTTTGCCTTCTCTTCATTTGTTTTCGTTTATTTTTCTTCTTCTCGTTTAAACGAACTTCTGTTTTATAGTTAGTTCCAAACTCGGAACCATCGCGATTGGATTCGCGAAAATCCTTGTATCGCTTGGCCATAGGTCACTTCCTTATCGCATATCCATGGGGGTTTCAAATAAATCAGGGAAAGCTTCATCAAGAGTTGCTTTAGTTAAACCTTTCACTTTTGTATGAGATATCATATTATGAGCGATCAGCTTTGCATCGTCATTATCAATATCTTCTAGAAGTTTAATGAATAAAGCTTCACGTTTGATTGCTGCCATATCATCATAACCACCACCTTTGAAAAAGATCTTGAGACGTCTAGCTTCTCTATATAGCATAGTTTTAGCTTCATCTTCAAAATTGTTTTCTTTCCACGGGGGTGGGCTGTCTGGTAATAAGAACTCAATACGCTCATCGTATATAAGGCGCAGAACGTTTTTAAAAGGTACGTTTGAATTGGCTTGAAGCCACGCTACCTTGTCTGCTTTTGTTTTCTTTTTAGGAAGTTCATCAAGAACCTCTGTCATTGATAATCTAATCATTTTAAAAATCCTGTATATCTGTTATCAAGTTTTTCAACTTTTTCTTTACAAAGAAATTGAATAGATGTTGTCTACCTACTTCTTTTGCATTGTTATATTGATCTAAGATTTGATCTCCGTACTCAGATGGTATTTGACTCAAGTCAATCATCTGTTTGTTTCGATTAAATCTAAGCTTTGTTTCGTCGTCCATTGCATCGGGCTCAGAAAGAAATTGTGTAATTCTTTTCTTAGTCATTGGTCTTTGTCTTTCACCAACGGCTAGGCAGTTATCAGCACTAAGTATATTTGGAATACCGTCACCGACATCACCTCTTAACACGTGTTCCTCAAGGTATTTATCTGGGTTGTCATGTCTTACCCACTTCTTCATAACGGGATTATATTGGTCCACGTTACCATAAGTTTGTAATTGAATGAAGTCTTTGTCACCAGATAGTATTAATATCTTTTCAGCACCTGTGTTCATAATAGTGCCATGTTCATGTACAAGAGTAGCGATAATATCGTCTGCCTCACATCGCTCTATACTAATAACTTTGTAAGGAAAGAATTCTTCGATCTCTGCTCTAATGCGATGGATACACTCAAAGAGTTTATTCCAATCCATATCGGAAGCATCACGACCTTTTTTACGATTAGCTTTGTAGTAGGGGAAGTAGTCTCGTCTCCAAACGTTTGGGTTATCACAACAGAGTACGATCTCGCCGTATTCTTTATGAAACTTTTTACGATTGAAACGAACTGAGTTTAAGAACATATGACGAAGTAGGTTTTCGTCTGGTTCAACATTGTGATGGTTCCCTATACTTGCGAACAGTGAAGCCATCATTACCTGATTGTAGTCTAGTAATATCATAATTTATCCATTAATTTAATTTGTATAGCCTATTATATCACAAATCTTCGTCGTTGTCAACCTCTATTTCAGTATTTGTTAGATTTGTTTTTAAACCACCTACTGTGTTCTCACCATCAGTTTCAAGTATTGCTACATTCTCTCTTGCAAACTTAATCAACGGATGGTCTTCACCCATTGTTTGTAAGTGTAAAGCTTTAATGGATTCAAAGATGAGAATCATATTGGGAAAGTACTCATTGATATCAGAATCAAAATCGCAGTTGGCTCTTGACATTTCTGCCAGAACGTTTTCCCATATGATTTCAGCTAAGTCATTAGCGTAAGATTCTTTATACATCGTCATCTTATCCTTGACCTCATTTGCGGTCATAGGTGGATCTGATATGAATCTTGGAAATTCTATTACGTTACTCAGTTTGTCCGCCACTTGTGATGTTCCTCAGTAGTGTGTTCCACATGACTTTAAATGACATTGTGTTGTTTCTTGCTAAGTTAAAGCGATCGCTAAAAGTAAATCCGTGGAAGTATTTTGGATCTTGCTTAATACTTTCTAATACTTGTCTTGTGACTGCAAACGCGTAGTTAGCATGTCCTTGAGGATTTTCTGTCCAGTCGTACATGATAGTAGCGTTCTGTGCAGTTTCAGGTAGTGCACCATAGTTTGGATGGATACAAATCACCTGGCTCTTAATTGCTTCAATCAGTGCAATACAAGATGTTTCTTTCCAAATATTTGGATATAAGAAAATGTGTGACTTTTCAAGAGCTTCCATAACTTCTTCGTTACTCTTTGCTCCGTGATAAGTCATATGTGGATGTGATTCAATAGTTTTAAATAATCCACTATAAGCTTCATCTCTTTCTGCCCAACCATAGATTGAGAAACTTGAATAAACATCTAAATGAATATTGTTATATTGTTTTGCAAGAGCATCAAATACAGGTACCAATAATTCTAAACCACGATGTGGTGTTGTATGATAAACAAATCTTATTGTTTCCATATCCTTTTCTATTGGACTATATTGTTTCTCTACTGCGTTATGAATAACACTACATCTTGAGTATGGAATGCCATATCTTACAATATACTGATCTCTTTGCCATGCAGATACAAATACAAACCAATCAAACAAACTCCAACCACCATCTCTAAGAATCTTATTCTCTGGATCTTCTGCCAAATCGTGGCACCATAAGATGTTTGGTACATCTTCATATAGTTCACGAGGTCGTGATAAATGAATAGCAGCCTTTTTTAAAAGCTCTGGATCAACTAAATCAACAAGACGAGCTCGCATCTGTTCAGTACCACCATTACTATTAGTGGATTGTTCTGAATTTATTACTTCACCTTTATACACGCAGCTCATGATTACCCTCAGTTTGTTTGATATTAATTCTTAATTTTAATGTATCTGCATAATCGTGCAGAGTACTTATTGTTGTGTGGATATGTCCAGTTGCTTGAGGTCTTATTTGTTTTTCAAGATCTTCAATAACAATATTCACGGCTTGTAGCATTTCTAAATCATTCATAATTTGCTTCTCCTAAAATCTCATCAAGTGTTTTCTTTGATCCCTTCTTTTCCCACCAGTCTTGTAGGAATTCAAATGAATAGATCGCTGAATCTGCTTGAGCGTTATAATAATATATATTCTTCGAACGAAAGTCTGTAACGTTCTGGTTAAAAAGTGGGAAGGTATAGACTTTACCAAATCCATGAAGTACATTATTCTCGAACGAGGGTGGTGCACCTAATGGCATTCTATAATGAATAGCACCTTCCTTGGCTTCATCAAAATAGTAATCAATAATCTTTTTAGCATATTCTCTTTTGAGAGCATAACATTGTAAGCCATGATCCCAGAGTTTACGACGACGGATATTCATTGGTGGATATTCAATACCGTTTTCGTAAGGATATTCAAACACATTACATAAATGCAATGCTCCCCAATCGTCTTTAACACTTTCAATAAATTCAGATAGAGTAAAGTTCCAATGTTTTACTGGTTCAAAGTCAACATCATCTTCAAAGAATAATCCATATTCTTCTTGTGTATTTTCGTACCACCATTTAATAGTAAGTAGATGTGATGATGTAACACCCCTAGTCATTTGCTTGAGCAGACCTGGGTCGCCAACAAACTCTATGGAATCTTTATTGTATCGTTCGTAAATGTGAAAGTAATAATTAGAGCAACCGAGCTTGTTGAACTCGGCTTCTGTATATGATTTACGATCTGGGCAATCAGCTAGATTGATTACGTTAGGTTGTGGTATCTGATTCAGTTTCTTCAATGTTATAATCTTCTTTCAATTCATTGTAAATATCAGTTAGAGTGTCTCTAAAGTTTCTTACTGAACCATTATTGTGTACTCTATAAGTCTTAATGTCAAGCTCTTCCTTGAGTACATAAGCTTTATCAATTTTTGTTTCAAATCCGATAGTGACTTCTTTTAATAAGTTACCATTAAAATATTTTCTTGAGTCTGATGAATAGTCGTGGCCTTCACGAGTAAGTTGTACTATAACAATGTTTTCTGCACCGACTCTTTCAATAAGTGGCTCAAGTTCTTCTACAAACCCACCATCAGCGATCGCATAGTTGTGACCATTGATGATCTCTTCTGCAACCATTTTACCAAAGTAATCTAATCCTTGTTTTGGCTTAATAATATCTTCAGATACATGTATCATAGCTTCTCTACGAGACATACAGTTAAGAGCAATTTCTTGTTTCTCTTTTAAGTTTCTGTTATTATAGCCTTCCATAAACCATCGTTCGTCTACATCGAAATGGTTGATCGTTTCTTTAAAGAGTTGGTACTTAAACGATAAATTACCAAATCCAAAGTTTTCTTTGTATAAGCTAGCTGCTTCATCCTTACCTGAAGCTGGTGGTCCGTTAAATATTACTATCATCTTTATTTCCGTTTATATGTGCAAATTTTGCTATATAGTAAGCGTCTACTATATCTGATATTGGATTGTATCCCTTTATTATATCAAGTTTTTGGCGAATGTCAACCCCTGTTTCTTTATGGAATGATTCTATCATTAAATCTTTATTCGCGTTACCTTTACCTGAAGCAAACTTTTTAATTTCTGATGGAGCTGGGACTGTGTAAGGTATATCATGTTCGTATAACTTAAACTTTAAGAGTCCACAGTTTTCTGCAATTTGGAAGACTCTTCCAACCGCACCAAATGCATATCCTTCAATAGCAACTCTACTGCATCCGGCGGCAGATATCCGCTGTATACTCCACTCGGCCAGATTATTGAAGCGTTCACAGTCTTCGCTCCACTGAGGATATACTGTGCAAAAATAGTTAGGTGCTTCTGTAATCTTTTTCTCATTTCCTACCATGTAATAAAATTTGCAATTTGAATAATCCCACTCTTCACCTGAATGTATACAAATTGCAGGGCTTGTTAAACTGTAATCTATGCCTGCAACGACCATAATAAACTCTCCATTAAAGGATTATTTATATTAGTCTGCACGATAAAATATGTGAGATCCTATTGTTCCCACTTGTTGTAATGATGGAGCCCAATATGGATCAACAAACGTAGTGTGATAATGAGTAGCGCCTTCAGTTATACCACGAAACTTTTCGTTATTAAAGATCTTATAGGCGATCGCTACGCTATCTTCCCATGCATCTCTTTCCGTAGCATTATCAGACTTACCATCACAATACCAACTGAACTGACATTTATTCCTTTTAGGAACTGGTATTCCAGTCTTCCAATGAGGCTTATGCTGCCCTTGGTAAACAACTCCACATACTGTTTGTGGATATCTATCATCACGAACACGGTTCAATACAACATCAGCAACAGCAAATTTACCTGCTAGGTTCTCTGACCTTGCTTCGTGATAAACATTAAGTGCTAAACATTGAAGCTCAGTATCTTGGAATGGGATCATCGGCCCAACGTAATCTTCAAATGTGCTTCCTTTCATTTCAGCACTAAACAACATAAGAAATCCAAATGCAGCTGCCATCCATAGCGGTAAAAAGTTCTTATCAAAATTACTCATTTTCATTAGTCTTCTCTCTCACCAAATCCATAATCAATAACGACTGGGAATCTTGGTATTCCATCGGGTGTCTCATTAAAGTATCTGAGTGTAGCCCAATTTGGCATATCGCCATCAGCCCATAGTTTACTTAGTACTTCTTGTTTACCTCTTACTCCTGCTCCAAAGTTTGTTCCATCAGGTTTACGTAATACAAAATGTTTTACGTGTCCCGACCAATTACCTTTACCTTCTAACATTGACACGACATCAAATTCATCGGTAAGAAATTCTTTACGCTTTAAAAGATATTTACTTCTTTTGTTTTCGTATGATTTATCATGTCGTACCATTTGGCCTTCGTAGCCGTCTTCAGTCCATTTTGAATATAGTTCATCAAGAGAATCTTGTGTATGTGTTAACACTGTATCGACTGTTTTGATTGTTGTCATTTTAGAAAGTTTTCCGCATAGCTTAAAGAATCTTTCTGAGAATATTAAATCTCCATTAGAAGAGTCGTACATATCATAAACATGGTACTCTACTAATTTTGCAGCCTCTAAAGTATCAGCCTCTGTAGTTTTTTGTTTACGAACAAGAGATGTAATTTTATTGAAATCATCTTTAAGAGCATGGTTGTATAGCTCACCATCAAATATGTACTCTGGATTCTTATCAAAGAGTGGTTTAATCTCTTCCCATATATGAGGGCAACTTGTGATTGGCTTATTTGCTCTTGTCCAAAGTCCATCTTTGTTAGCAATACAACGAATACCATCAAGCTTTGGTTGAGCAATTACTGGGAACATATCTTCGTCTTGCTTATAACCACCAGCTAGCATTGGTTTAAATGCAGTATAAGAATCAATGTCTTTGATATCTTTAAAATATTCTTTTTCAATTCTACGATCAAAGAGACTCATTGCTTCAGATATTGCTTGAGTATGAGCAGTAGTTGCGTTGGAACGTCCAACATTTTTTGCTTTACTTTCGTTCCAGCCTGATGTAACTTTCTTTCCGTCTTGTAATCCTGCAATACTTCTAACAGCTGCAACGTCATCAGAGTCCCAACCATATTGAATAGTGAGTTGTCTGACTTTACCTTTTGTATCTCTTTTATAAAGAGTCGGTAATGATGATATATTTTTCATAGGCTTTTCCATAATTTAATAGTATATTATAACACATTTAAATTGATTTGTCAACATATATTTTTCTTTAAGTACTCAACCTTCATCTTTCTCATCTTTTAAATGTGGATATCTTGTGTAAACCGGATGGGCGTATTTTTCTATAGGATCTATAGGATCACGTGTGTCACCTTCAAGCCCTAGATCTTTATCGTCTTTTTTACCAAAGATCTTATCCCAATTATCTGAGTATGCTTTATCATCTCGATTTGTTCTTCGGCCTGAGCCTTTACCACCGTGCCACTTACTCATAGTGTTCCCAACTGACTCATTGCAACATGGATTCTATCAACGTCTGGATCAGTGAGATGCCCATAGATACCAACGTCGCCTGACCACGAATATTCACTCATAAAGTCAAGTGGTGGTTCTACAAAGTCCTGAGTTGCTCTATCCATAAAGGCTACTTCCCATAAACCTGCTCTGTGTCCATACGAACCTGTAAATTGTACAACTGACATGATATAATCATCATAATCAAATTGCATTCTAACACCGTCATGCCACGGTTGTCTCTCTGGCCATTTCATTTATTATTTACCTATATGCTGTACATCTGTACGTGGAATTACTTGATAAGCACCTTTGTTATATGCAGGTGCCACTGTAAAGTTTTTACTTTCTTCTGCCTTCCAACTATTGTCAATAGCTTTAGTTGGTTTTGTCATTGCAGCTGATGGATATTTATCGCTATTATCTTGACGACGATAAGTCTCTTTAGCCTCGTAAGGTTGGAAAGTAGTTTTAAGTTTGATTTTACCAAAGCAGTAGTCAAGGTAGTCTGAGAAATTATCGTATCTCAGATCGTGCATACCTTTCTGCTTCATAAATTTGTTGTGTTTACGCCACTCTAATTCAAGCTCTTTTAGACGAGCTTTGTTGATTTTAGATACGTATCGTTTGCTTTGGATTGTAGATAATCCTCGTGCTAACGCCATAAAAACTCCATAATAAAAAAGGTGGTTGGTGGTCGCTTCTTTGGCGTTCCGTTCCTACTCAGTATGGTACTCTCCGTGGAGACGTATCGGTAGTAAGGGTGTTGCTCCCGAAGGCAGTATATCCGTCGTGGGTCTTAAATGGTAGAGCTATTAACTCCGTGATTCCATCTCGCCGTCATGGTTTTACCCACCAACCTATAAAACTATTATATCACATTGGAAAGGGTTTGTCAACCCTTTTGTTCATTTTATTTGTAAACTCTTTGGCCTCTAGCATTAGTTGATCTCATTGAAGCTCTCACTTCTTTAAGATGTCTCTTACGTGCTTCAGCTACTTTGCGCTTTCTCTTTGATGTTGGTTTTTCGTAAAACTCACGTTCTCTTATCTCTTTTACGATCCCAGCTTTTTCACACTGTTTTCTAAATTTTCTAAGAGCGATATCAAAGGGCATATCTCTTTGTGGTCTTTTATCTTTAGGGTGTCTAGGCCCTGGCGTTAAATCAACAGTTCTACCGTTGATCGGTTTGTTTTTATTAAAGTTTCTCATAGGTATTATTATATCAAATAAAAAGGGCTTTGTCAACCCTTTTGTTCATTTTATTTCTTTTCTTTTAATTGGTACGCCGTGATCGGTATAGCCAATAATTTCTTCTCCATCACGAAGATAAGGCGAAAAGACGAAGACAGATAGTCCTAATAGAATAGTGACGATCAGGATGGTAGTAGTGAGTGGTTTCATAATGTAAAAATATTTTGGGGGGATGGATGTTGTTAACGTAATTCGTTAAGTAATGTAGAATTGTTAATCGTGATCCTATCCCTACCCCGAGTTTTCTAACCCCTATTGTTTTAAACTTAAAAGGCGACTGACTGGCCTAGGACTTACATCGTACTCGTTAATATCAGTATTCCAAGCAGGGGTAGCAATTAAGCCTCCTGAATTTCCTAAAGATAAAGGATCCTGAACCGCTAAGTTCTTGTGTCGCTATAAGGCGCAAACCTAATAGCCTATCCCTTTCCGACTGCGGGGTTTCTCTCCCACTATGGTATCAAGCGTTTCCTCATACCCTGGCTCGTCTCAGTCTATATTGATTCGTTCTATCCCACCATATTATCCCATTTCCTGGGCGGTCTTCCTCAAGCTACCGTATGGGGTGTCCACCTTTAATCTTGCCTCTGAACGATCGATAAAGTCGTCATCTTGTGCAAACTGTCTCCTCGGTATGTAGAACCGCGAGTTCTACTTTCTCTTACCGACGGGGGTGTTTCCCTCAATATATGTATATTATATCACAGTTAAGGGCCCTTGTCAACCCCTAAAGTGAAAATAATTGACTTATTTTCAATCAGCGATCGCAGGAATTTCAACGTTTCTTCGAATCAATTCGTTGCGTATCTTTTGCCTAAGTTTTGGAGAAGTACCACGTCTTGAAAATGTTTCAAGTAATTCCTTTAACGCAGTTGCGTTCATATGAAATCTATGAGTGGTTTTCTTTCCTGTAGCCTTATCTCTAACTACTTGATTTTCTTTGAATTTGATTGGCATAATATACTCCTTTAGCTTTGCTTTCTTGCTTTATCAGTTTGACCATCTTTCGGTCTACCATTTCGTGCCATTTCTGACCTGTAACCGTTGATGATACGATCAAAGCGATAAGAGGCAACTAATGGAGATTTACGAATTGCTTTTTTAACTGCTTGCAATTCTAACTCACGTTCGTCACTCTGCTTACCGCGCTGCATTTCTTTATGGACTATCTCAAATAATTGATATAGTTTAGACTCTGATAAACCTTCCAATAATTGGAATGCTTCCTTGTCGTAATTCCGGTTTCCTCTAGTATTTTTCATGATGTATTTTTTCCTCGATTAACTATATTTGCCAGTCTTCCATAATTTGTCATACGCTTTCTGATCTACAACACCTTCTTTTAAGAGCTTAGCTCTATTCACTAAGTGTCGTTCTAATAACTCTTCTTTACTACCACCGTAGTAATCTACTGCATGACCTTCATCAATTAAAACTTGAGTCAGTGGTCTCCATGCATCTTTACTAGCATCGTATACATCAAAGTCTCCAAGGATACGGCCAAACTTACCTTTCATATCCTCACCATCTCTGGCGACTTGTGTCTTCAACACTGAACTTTTGCCAAGGAGTTCTTTAACTCTTTGTTTTGCAGCTAAGCCGAATAACTTTTCGACCTTATTTTTTGTTCTACTCTCTGGTGTATCGATGCCCATTATACGTACTCGTTCTTTTAGCATCCATATTCCAAACCCTAAGTCAATGTCAACATCTACTGTATCACCATCAACCACTCTAATTAATTTTGATTTATATTCATACATTACAGAATCTCCTTTGTTAAGGATTATTTATAATTCTGCTATAAGAGTATAAATGCTGGCTCCAATAACTAATATCCAGAGTGCATATCCAATATAGACTATACCTCTAATGCTCCACTCTTCCAGCTTATCCAGGAACCCCATATCTTTGACCTCTTAAATAACTCAGTAAGTTTTTATAATCGCCGATGTATTCACCATCAACAATTACATGTGGTAATTTCTTCATATCAACTTTAGCTTCAACACATTCCTTATAGTATTGACCAATGCTAAAATCGTAGTATTCGTAAGGTACTCCAAACTCTTTACATTTGTTCTGAGCACTCTTACAGATGCCGCATGACGCAACACCATATATTTTAATCACTTGTCTGGTTTTACAGGAACTAACCAACTATTGATAAACTTCAACTTGCGTTCTGTTTCCCACTCTTTAACGAGTTCAGGATTATCTCTATCAAAACGTTTAAGTACAGCTTCTTCGTCAAGCACTTCGGTATCAACGATTTGTTCTCCTAACCATTTCTGTGAGAACTCAGTCGCCTGTTCAGTGGTAATACAATCCATTGCCCACTCTTGTGCGAGCTGATCGTTTAGTTTTACCTCTGTGTTTAGATCTTGCAGACCATCCATCGGAATCACATATGTCTGTCTAAACGTCGACACACATTCCACTTTAACATATTTTTTCATAACGAAACTCCATAACTTTAAATAAACATCAATGCAATAATAAATCCAATATTAAATCCTAGAGAACAAACAAACAGAAAGTCTTTAGTAAAACTCTTCTGTTCAAACTCTACTATATTAATCTTGTTCCATACTCCATGTCTTTGATACTTTTCGAGCTAACTCTATTTCTGAATCTTCCGATCCAACTACCCCGTTAGTATAAGGTGTTTTTCTTTCTTCAACAAGAGTCCTGCTACTCACTGGTGAGCCCATTTCTCTTGCATAGACCGTTTTCCCTTTATCGGGACTCTCATAGATTTTTGGCATTATTCCCAAATCTCCTTGTTGAATAAATCGTTTTGCAATGGCTTAGGAAAAGTACTTTCCTCATAACCTTCACTTGCAAGTTGTTTCTCGTAAAAAGCTTTTAAAGGCTTATACGCTCTTTCTATCTGAACAGCAAGTACTCCACCTGATTGAATTACCCAATCCACTTCATTTGCGAGTTGCCTGGATAATCTAATCTCTTCTGTAGTACCTCTATTTAGAACTTCAAAATCACTCATCATATATCTCTCCTGTAACTGGTTTATATATTATAACACAGTTTTGGGTGTTTGTCAACCTATTTTTAAAAAATAGTTAATTAAAAAGAAGGCTAATAACATCGAACCAAATACTACCGCTTGCAATACAGCAGCGTAAGTTATTTGTTTCATTGGATGCACATCAGTTAGCTTCTCTATAACAGATTCATTAGGTGATAGATTTACTACCTGTAAAATCTTTTCTTCAGTTGTTTTCATAATTTAATCCTTTAAATTTGCAAGAAGTTCTTCAACCTCTGGAAACTCATCCATACAATCGACTATAACATCAATCTCGTCTAAGCGATCAAGCTCTTCTGCTAGATTGGCAAGATAATGCTCGTGATGTAACCTACGAACAAAAGCGTTAATTTTTAACCAACGATGATAATCGTGTTCTGAATATTCGTCACTCATTACTTAAATAATCCTATTTTCTCCCCAGCCGCTTTACGTCTGTCATATTCTTCAGGTGTGGAAGGATATCTCCAGCCCCAAGCTGCACCGAGTGCCATGAATGTACCTGAATAAGCTACTGCTTTCCAGTTCCCTGTTGTTACAATCATTAAGATTAAAGCGAATGCCATAAATCCTAACATCATGTATTTTGCTTTCTGTGGGAATACTTTTTTGGTTTCCCAGTTTGTTAAGAATGGTCCAAACAATTTGTGGTTGTATAACCAGTTGTGCATTCTATCAGAACTTTTAGCAAAACAATATGCTGCAAATACTGCTGGAATACTGAAAGGAATACCTGGTAGGATAACTCCTACGTAAGCAACTCCTAAACTTAAAAATCCTAATCCGCCCCATGCTAACTTTTTCATGTTCATGATATTACTGCCCTGATATAATCGGAATGGACTATGACAGCGTCTTGTCCTTTAATT